ATTCAGAATAGCCATGTAAACAACCTAGACATTACCCTGATAAACGGGGCAAGAATCTATGTCCGTGGTGCAGATAGACCTGATACCCTTCGTGGTGTCTCATTGACCTATGCCGTTCTCGATGAGGTTGCAGACATTAAGCCTGAAGCATGGGAGCAGGTCATTCGTGCCAGTTTGTCTGATAAACGGGGGAGAGCACTCTTTATTGGGACTCCTAAAGGACGTAACTGGTTCTATGATACCTTTAAGTTAGGCGAGTCAGAGGATGATCCTGATTGGAAGTCTTGGCACTTCACCACCGCTGATAACCCATTGATTGACCAAGCAGAGATAGAATCTGCTAAAAAGACCCTCTCTAGCTTTGCTTTTAAGCAAGAATACATGGCTTCCTTTACCAATGCGGGTTCAGACATCTTTAAGGAAGAATGGATCAAATACGGGGAAGAACCTCAGTACGGCTCTTACTACATTGCTGTTGACTTGGCGGGATTTGAGGAAGTTGCCAAACAAGCGGCTAATGCCAAGAAAAGGCTAGATGAGACTGCTATCTCTATTGTTAAGGTGACAGACGATGGAAAGTGGTTTGTTGAGAAGATTCTGCATGGTAGGTGGGATATTCGAGAGACAGCCTCCAAGATACTATTGGCAATGAGGGACTATAAGCCTTTGAGTGTAGGAATAGAGAGGGGGGCGTTAAAGAACGCTGTTTTGCCCTATCTAAGTGACCTTATGAGAAAGAACAATACCTATGCCCATATCGTAGATTTGACCCACGGGAATAGAAAAAAGGCAGATAGGATCATTTGGTCATTGCAAGGAAGGTTCGAGCATGGCAGAATTGTGTTAAATTCGGAAGAAGATTGGGACGAGTTCGTAGATCAGTTAATCCTGTTTCCCGCACAAGGGGTACACGATGACTTACCAGACTCTCTTAGTTACATTGACCAACTGGCTGTTACATCCTATATGGAAGAGGATAATAGCGATGAGTGGCAACCGATAGATATTATCAGTGGTGTATGACCTACACATAATTTTTGGGGGTAAAACATGGCAGATGGGTTATTTGGTGGTGCTGCATTTGGATTCTACCCACAGATGCAGCCGAGGCGTAGACTACAAGATGTGCAAGGCTCTGCCAACTTACCTATTGATGTGTTGCGAGGGCGAATTGCCGGATTGTTTGGGCTAGTTCCTGATGTATTAAATTTCATGGGCAGAAGCCCCATGCCAACAGAAACATTTGGCGAAACGCAATACGACCCCAGACCTCAGTTACCTTATGACACTGATTATTATCTAAAAAACTTGCCAATGGCTCCAACGTCTAGGGTTGGTCAGGTAGCAGGTCAAGCTGCGTCATTTGTTCCGCTAAACCCAATGCCAGCCGTAAGAGGTGTGCAAAGAGTTGGTCAAATGGTGGGCGAGGAACTTGGCGCAACGATGATGGGCCAAAGACCAGGCAGCATGATGAGCAAGGTAGTGCCACAGCCATTGTTTGCTGTTGCCCCAGAGCAAGGCTTGTTTCAGACTAAACCGCAAGCACCAGTGTCAGACATTGGCTTCTATTCTGCTGCTGAACAAGCCGCATTGAATCTTAGCAGAAACAAAGGAACTGGTCAATCTTTCATTAACGACTTGATGAAAGCACCTGATGTTAAGAAGGAAGAACTGCAATTCACAGGATTGGATGAGTTCCTGAGAGATAAGCCTAATGTTACTAAGCAAGAAGTTCAAGACTTTTTGGCTAACAATCGGGTAGATGTTCAAGAAGTTAGATTGGGCGATGCGCCTCCTCCTGCGCCTCCTCCTGTTCTTGATGCTGAAAGACTAAACTTTTTAGAAAAAGAATTTTCCCAACTAAAAGAGCATCCAATTGATGCCCCTAATTTTGGTCAAGAAAAGTTTGAAGAACTAATGATGTTACAAAACATCAGAGATAACAGCACAGTAGAAAGCCTTTATAGCCGTGCTGATAGTGCAACTTCTGCTGCACAAAGGGCGCAATCACGAGGAAATAAAGATATTGCTGAAAGATATTTCAGAGAAGCAGAAATGTTGAATTCTCGTGCTGAAGCATTGGATTTGAGAGGTTTGGGTGTTCCAGAGCAAGTAATAACAAATCCAACTAAATTTGATAGATACACATTAGCAGGTGGTGAGAACTATCGTGAGATATTGCTAACACTACCATTTAAAGAACCTGCTATGCCAAAAGGGTATCAGGTTACACCTATGCAGTACGATGATGGAACAGTTAAATATTTTGCAGAAACACCAACATCAAGAAGTCAAGGTTTTAGAACACAAGAAGAAGCGCAATCAGAGTTGGAAAAAACAGCGGCTAATCTAAAAGGATTTAGGCAAAATCTTGGGGCATATCAATCATCCCATTTTAACGAGCCAAACATTTTAGCCCACATGAGGGTTAATGACCGAGTTGATGCTGATGGTAAAAAGATGTTATTGGTTGAGGAAATTCAATCTGATTGGCATCAAGCTGGTAGGGAAAAAGGATATGGGCCAAAGATGGAAAAATCTGTCGAGGCTTATTACGAAACAAAGGATGGTCAACGCATCCCAATAGGTTTTGGTAAAACTAAAGAAGAAGCTGAAGCAGCCATTGATGTTGGGTGGAAAAACCTAGTTGACATTAAGTATGAAACAACTGAAAGAAAGATTGGCGAAGGCGTACCAGACGCACCATTTAAAGACACATGGTATCAGTTGGCATTGAAGCGACTAACTAAGTATGCTGCCGAAAATGGTTATGAGCGTATAGGTTTGACTACTGGTAAACAACAAGCGTCACGCTTTGATTTAAGCAAACAGGTAGATGAGATTGCTGTTCCAATGGTTAATGAAGATGGTTCAAGGTCTGTAAGAATTGACCCAACATCAGGTACAAGCATTAAGTTGATGGTAGATGATAAAGGTATTGTTACTGGCTATGGCGCAGGTTCTACACAATTTAGTGGTAAAAAACTAAGTGAAGTCATTGGTAAGGACATTGCTGACAAAGTAATGAAAGCTGATGCAGACACTAAGTTTACTGGACTAGATTTAAGCGTTGGTGGCGAGGGAATGAAAAAATACTATGACGAGATTTATCCTAAGTTCTTGGATAAGTACGGCAAGAAGTATGGCGCAAGCGTAGGTGAGACACAGATAACAACAGATTACGCTAGGGATGCAAGCGGGATTCCTGCGCAGCGTCCATCAAAAGAAACTATCCGTTACTTAGACATTACTCCTCAAATGAAAGAGGGAACATCTAAGGGTCAACCCTTATTTGCTGCTACTCCGATTGGGGCTTTAACGGCAAGTGAATTTGACTTTGAAGACCCTTTTGGCAATACAATTGCTGATACTGTAAGGTAATATATGGAACAAAACGAATTTGACGAGCCAACGCAGAATGACAAAGAATTAACGTCATTCGTTGTTAACCACTGTGATCGTTGGAGAGACTACCGAAACGTCAACTTCTTAGATGACTACCTAGAATACGAGCGTATTTTCCGTGGTGAGTGGTCGGCAGAGGATAAGACTAGGGAGTCAGAGCGTTCAAGAATCGTTACACCCGCTACCCAACAAGCCGTAGAGACTCGCCATGCTGAGATCATGGAAGCAATCTTTGGTCAAGGCGACTTCTTTGACATTGAAGACGACCTGAAAGACGTAAACGGCAATCCATTGGACGTTGAGATGCTTAAAGCTCAGTTAATGGAAGACTTTAAGCAAGACAAGATTCGCAAATCCATTGACCAAATTGAGTTAATGGCAGAAATCTATGGAACTGGCATTGGTGAGATTGTCGTCAAAACAGAGAAGATGTTTGAACCCGCTACACAAGCGATTCCTGGTCAAGTAGGACAAGCAGCTATTGGTGTTGTGGAAAAAAACCGTATTGCAGTCAAGATCAACCCTGTTAATCCTAAGAACTTCTTGTTTGACCCCAATGGAACATCTATTGATGACTGTATGGGTGTGGCAATTGAGAAGTATGTGGGTATCCACAAGATCGTAGAAGGCATTGAGAAGGGTATTTATCGCAAGGTAAACATCACCAGTAGCTACGAAGACACAGATTTAGAGCCAACTCAAGAAGTTTCTCAGTATAGAGATGAAAAAGTATTACTTTTAACCTATTACGGCTTAGTTCCTCGTGAATATCTGACAAACGAAGATGAAGAAATCGAAGAGTTGTTCCCTGAGAACAGCTATGCAGAGGACTATTCAGACATGGTTGAGGCAATTGTTGTGATTGCCAATGATGGAATGCTTCTC